ACCCACACCCACAGTGGGGTCTGCAGGTATGCTAACCACGCTCACTTCGTAGGGAGCCCAGCTGGTAGCGACGAAATCACCGCTGCCGCGTTGCTCCATGTCGTTGATCGCGTAGCCGAAGCTCACATTACGCAGCACGCCGTCGCGCACGTCTGCGAGCACTTCTTGCGCGAACGCATTGCGGCTGAACCGCACGTTCACATAGCCGCGCTTCTTCTTGCCATCGATCCACGCGCGTTCAACGACACCGATCACCTTGTTCGGGTCGTGATTGAACAACAGCGGCGCAGAATCATTCAGGCGTGATAGATCAGCGCTGCGTTCATCGTGGCTCAGTACTTCGTTTCCGAAATAGCGAGCGACGGGATATTCGGAGCTGAAGGGAAACTCGATCGAACGCTCGTCATCGCTGACCGTGAAGTCAGCTACTTCCGAGCGCTTCAGCAGCTGCCCTTCGAGATCACGCGATAGGTCCATCGGTGTCCTCAGTGTCATCCTCGCCATTATCGTCGGCCGGGTCCGCATCACTGGCCGGGTCGGCTTCCTCCGCCTGATCCTCAGCCGGATCGCTCGGTTGCTCGGCGCCTGCGCCGTTCACTTCATGCGGATCGGTGTCGAACATCAGATCGAGCTCATCGGCCATCTCGATCTCGGCAGCGCGCGCCACCATCAGCTCCTCGAGGTCACCGCCCTGCTCGGCCACCACCTCACCCAAGGTCTTGAAGCCGCAGCGCACCGCGTCCTTGTAGGCCTGCACTTCCTTGGCCGGATCGACCCACGCCCAGCCGCGTGGCATCCAGCGCAGCTGGCGGTAGCGCTCGGGATCGGTCTCGTAGACCGGCAGGTTCAGCACACCGCCCAGCACGGCCATCTCGAGCCATGCCTCAAACACCGGCTGATGGAAGTTCTCGATCAGGTACTGCTGCAGCGCGCGCCAGTGGTCGCGATCCTCCAGCAGCGACAGCCGGCTCGAGCTGTAGTTGCTCTGGCTGAAGTCGCGCGAGATGGACTCATAGGAGCAGCCGATACCGGCCGCCATCGCCCGCAGCATCGCCCGCAGGAACGGCTCGAACTGCCCATCCGGTGCATCGAGCTGCGGCACCGTCACGCTCTCGCCAGGCGCCAGATACTTGAACACGCCGGGCTCAAAATTTGAGACCCGCTCGCCGTCGTATACCTGATCACCCAGCAGCTCGCCTTCATCGCTGGTGATGAAGCCCATCAGCGCGCTCGAGGCGCGCGCGCGGATCACCTCCGCCTCCTCATAGCCCTGCAGGTGGTGCAGCCGCTGGATCGCAGTGGCCAGCCACGGCACGCCGCGGGTCTGGCCGGGGCGATCCATCAGATACAGGTGGATGATCTCGCTGGCCGGGATCAGCTTGTGCCGCGGCCCCGGCTGCCCCTGAAACGGCGCATCGCCCGGATGCTTGTTCAGGAAGGCGTACTGAACCGGCCGGCCCCACTTGTCGCACTCGACACCCATCCGCCACTCGTTGCCGTCCACCGTGCTCTTGCCGGTGTAGGTGTCATCGAGCAGATCGGACTCGATCACCTCGAGCGCGAACGGCACCCGGCTGCCGCCGAACGGCTGGCGCACCTTGCGGATGAACACCTCACCCGACTCGGCCATCGCGCCGATCACCAGGCGCTCCATGTCGTGCCAGCTCAGCCGGCCGCCGGTGTGGCAGTACTGCTTCTTGCCCCACTCAGCCCATGCACGCTCGATCGCGTCGTTCACCGGCTGATCCAGCCGGCCGCCGCCGCGTTGCATCCGCACCTGCGCCTGCAGCCTGATGCCGGTGCCGACCACGTTGTTCTTCACCGCACGGATCGCCTGCCGCGCGTAGTCGTTGTCCCGCACCAACTGCCGCGAGCGGTTGCGCAGCCGCGGCAAGCTGCCCTTGATCTCTGCATCGGCCGACGTGCTGCTGGTCACCCAGTCGCTGGTGAGCCTGCTGACGCTGGCGCCCTGATACATCCGCTGCCGCGGTGCTGGTGCTGCTCCGCGCTGGAGCCAGCCGAGAATCGAGGATCGGATGCCCATCAGAAGCGCACGAACAGGTTGTGGGGGTTGCCCAGACCGTTGGCCTGCAGCTGCGCGGCTTGCTCGCGCTTCACCTCAGCCTTCAGTTTGCCCTCGAGCATCACTAGGTCGGCCATCTCCATCTTCTTCAGTCGCCGGTTGCCGATCGAATACTCAGCGACAGCACCACCGCTCACGATCGAGCGGATCGCGGCCTGCACGGCCTCGAGATCCTTCTGCGCCTGGCTGCGGTTATCGAACGCAGCCGGCGTGCCGGTGTAGGCGAGGTTGGCGTCGATCTCAAACTGCCCGGCACCGAGCGTGAAGGCTTCGCTCGCCTTCGTCGCTATCGCCTGCCAGTAGCCCGTGTCATCGGCGTGGAAGCCCTCGGTCGTCGTCGCCGACAGCGTGAACTCCCAGCCGGTGCCGTAGGCCGTACCGGTGACCGTTGCGCCGTGGTTGTTGCGGTTGAACCGGAAGAAATACTTCAGCGTCCAATCGGCGCTGGTGATCGGGTTGCCCAGCGTGTCAGCCGCAGCAACGTCGCGCCACTTGACCGTGTCGCCCTCGGTGATCCTTGCGGGGAAGTTCACGGCCTCACCAGCTGGTAGCGAACGCAGGCGCTTTGCCCTTGCCCGATCTTAGCCGCGGCTTTGCTCCACCATCAGCCGCGTTCTGCAGCCTTGCTTCCAGCTGATCCCAGATTGTTCTGCGGTCGTACCGCGAATAGAGCCGATTTAGTCCCGCGTACGCATACACAAGCGTGTCCAACGCTTCATTGCGCGCGCTTGGTTTCTTTACCCATTCCCTCACGGGGAAACCCTTCACGTACCGCAGCGCCTGCTTTTCTGCCGTCAGCTGCTCAAAGTACTCCTCACCCGTCTGCGCGTGGAAGTGCAGGTATCCGTCACCGATGTCGTTGTGCTTCAGCCGGCCGAACAGCGTCGTCTTGATCGTGTCGCTGCCCACCGGCCACACCTGCGCGCCGCGCTTCAGCGTCTGCCCCTTGGCGTTGATGTCCACCTTGCCCGGCTTGCCGATCGGTGGCTTGCCCCGCTGGCTCTGACCCTTGATCGCGATCACGCCAACCGCCTGCCGCTCCCGCGCGTACTGGTAAACCTCAGCCGTCGCGTGGCCGCCGGAGTCCACCGCCACCACATCCGCGCGCAGCTTGCCGCCACCGGCGTGCTCCCATTCGTGCAGCACGATCACGTCGAGCTGCTTCCACACCTCCGCCTTGCACGGGTCGCCAGCGATCTCCTGGTGGTCGATCAGCCAGCCCTCCTCGCCGCGGCCCCAGCCCCACACGCTCACAGCCAGGCGATCACCTGCAGAGCCGCCGCCGCCCTGCACGTCCACGCCGATCGTCACCGCCAGCACGCCCTCCGGCAGCCTGCCCTGCGGATAGGCCTCGCACCGCTCCAGCAGGGCGCTCGCGCTCACCTTGCTCGCGAAGTCCTCCTCCCACGTCTCCGCCAGCCGCGTGTTCACGAACGACTTCAGCATCGGCGCGTCAGCCTTCGCCCGCAGGAAGTCGTCCACCATGTCGGCCCAGCTGAGCCAGCCGAGCGGCGAATACAGCCCCGACAGCTGGAAGCCCGCCGTCTTCCCATCACTGGGTGCCGTCGCGCGCCACTCGCCCTTGCGCAGCATCGCCGGCTTGTGGATCTCGGCGAACCGCTCGCCGCACACCTCGCACTGATACACCGCGGTGCTCGGATCGTTGTTCTCCCACTTCAGCTGCGGCCACTTCAGCCACTGCATCGCACCGCAGCACGGGCACGGCACATAAAAGCGCCGCTGGTCGCTGCGCTCGTACTCCGCCTCGATCCGGCTGAAGTCCTTCACGGTCGGCGTGCTGGTGAGCAGGATCTTCCGCCGCGCGAACGTGGTCGCACGCTTCTCTGCAAGGCTCACCGGGTCGCCCTCGCCGTCCACATCGAGCGGGAAGGCGTCCACCTCATCGCAGAAGATGTAGCGGCACGGCGTTGAGCGCAGGCCGGTGGCCGAGTTCGCGCCGGTCAGCAGCATCATCCCGCCCGGGAACTCCTTCGAGAACATCGTGTTGCCCGAGTCCCGGCTCCGGCTCGGTGCGATCTTCTCCGCCAGCACCGGCGTCTCCGTCACCAGGCTCTCCAGCCGCTGCTTGCTCAGCCTCTTGGCCATCTCCACGGTCGGCTGCACCAGCAGCATCGGCCCCGGTGCGTGCGCGATCACGTAGCCCAGCCAGTTAGAACCGCTCTCGGTCTTACCGGTCTGCGCCGCGAACATCATCACCACGCGCTGCACGCTGCTGGTGGTGCTCAGGCAATCCATCGGCTCCCGCAGGTACGGCGTGCGGTTGGTGCGCCACGGTCCCGGCTCCGCTGATGCCTTGCTACTCAGCCGCCGGTGCTTGTCAGCCCATTCGCTCACCGTCAGCGGCTGCTCCGGCCGCAGCCCTTCCATGAACGCATCGCTCCACACGTTCATCGATCCGCCTCCACCAGCGCCAGCAGCGCATCACGGTGCTCATCACTGAGCAGCTGGTGGATCACCGCAGGATCGGTTTCACCCGCCAGCTGGTGGCTGAGCCGATCGGCCAGATTCGCCAGCGCCTCGCGCACGCTGCGCCCGATCTGAAACGCCTGCTTCTTCACCTCCTCAGCTGGCACCAGCTCCTTGCGCTGCTGCGCCACCTGCAGCTTGCTCAGCTCCGCCTGGTAGTGCTCCCGCCGCGCACGGCTTTCGTTCAGCTCCGGGATCGCATCGTCTGGCAGCGCCTCGAGCCGCGCACGCAGCTCCCGTGCATCCCGTGGCGCCGGCTCCTCGATCGGATCCGCCTGGCTGACCTTCGCGTTGTGCGTTGCCTTGGTGTTCCTGTTCCACAGCTCCAGCGCCAGATCGCGATCCAGCCAGCGCTTGCCATCCTTCTCCACCACAGCGGCAGCGATGCGGCTGCGCACAGCTCCAGTCACAGCTGCCTTGCTGCAACCTTTCAGCGCGGCGAACTCAGAAAACGTGACCAGCACTCAGGTCTCGGATCTAGCGTTGACTTAACTCAGCCTAGTTAACCCCTTAACTCGAGGGAGATCTATACCCTCTTGTCTCACTCTGAGGCCCGTAAGGTACTGATGAGACCTGACGCTAGGGAAAGCTCGGGGCTGCGAAATACCCTCGATCGTTTGGAGGGGGAGGACCCGTGCCCCTTGCCTCAAACCCCTTGCGGCGCAAGGGATCTCAGCGATTGACCCCTGCGCGGGTACAACGATGCCGTGATGTCAACAGGCCTCGCTATTGAGAATCCAGTCATACCAAGGGTTCTCAGGCCTTGCCGAGCCTGCGCACCAGCTCGGCCTGATAGGCGGCCTTGAGCTGCCCCGGCCATGCCCGCTCGAAGGCCTGCCGCAGGATCGGCTGCACCGGGAACTGCGGGCGCCTGGTCTTGGGGTTGGGGTCGATGGTGAACACCCGCCGCAGCTGCTGCCCTCCACGGCCTGCTCGGGTGAAGATCGCCTGCGTGCTGCTGCCCTGCTTGACGGGTGCCACGAAGTAGGGCCTGCCCTGCCCACCTTGCCGGGCTGAGCCCAACACCTTGGCGTAGGCGCTGATGGTGTAGTTGCCGCTCTCGGTCTTGCGCAGTGGGCTGCCCTTGGCCGGCACCAGCACAGCGCCTGCGGGTTGCCCTGCGATCTTGGTGGCCGAGAGGTCGGCGCCCTTGAGCTTCGGCGTGGTGCCCTTGACGATGGGCTGCAGGTAGCGGCCTGCCGCATTGCCGCGGCCTTGGGGGTCCTGCCTGAAGCCCACCTCAGCGGTGAGGTCTTGCGCCTTGGCGAAGCGGACGTAGGTGCCGTTGACCGTCCACCGGGTGGGGCGATCGATGTAGCGGGGGGTGGCCTGCTTCAGCTCGGCCTGTGCGGCCTGCGCGGCGCCTGTGAGCGCCTTGGCAGCCATGTAGCGCAGGTTCTGATCCGTGAGCAGCTGCACGCGGCTGTCGAGCCGCTTGAGGTCGCTCTGCAGATCGATGCGCACGGTGGCCATGCCCAAAGGGTAAGCGGGGCGCCGGGTGGGGGGAATCCCAGAAGCGGGGGTTAGCGGGCCTTCCACGGCCTTGCCGACCTGCTGACCTTGCCGACCTTGGTCTTAGGAGGCAGGAAATCCTTACGTACCCCTGTATCCCCCCTCTTCTTCTCTTATTCCTATTCCTATAAATAATAGGTTGGAAGGATAGAAAGGTAGGAAGACCCCATGCAGCGCAAGGGGTTAGGCCTTGCCAACCACTCTGATCAAGGTTGGAAGAACACCCACTTCTGGGCGCCGTCGATCATCTGCCGTCTCTTCTTGAGTCCAAGGTCTCTCAGGATGGAAGCGACCTGCATCTGATCGCCGCGGGTCTGGCGTTCGATCGGCTTGAGGATCGCTTCGTTCAGCAGCAGCTCGCTGGTGATTGCACGGCCGTGGTTGACGGGCTGTGCGAGCCACTTCTCGATCGGTGCGCGCCATGGCGACTCGATCAGGTAGGTGACGTTCTCGGCCTCGACGGCCTGCTGGTGCTCGACGCGCAGCTCATTAGTCTCACCGGCCTTGTATGCGGCGACAGCAGCTGACCAGATGGCGTCCCGCTCCAGCAGCAGGTTGGGCACGTCGATGGGGCTGCTGATGGTGCAGGTGACGGGGATCACCCAGAAGCGGCGGTTGCCGGTCTCATCCACCAGAAAACCGCTGTCGCGGTTGGTGGAGCCGACGATGATGCAGCGCCTGGGGAAGGCCTCAGTGGCCTTGCCGTAGGGCACGCGGAACAGATCGGTGCATTGGGAGAGGAAGGCCTTCACCTGGCCGGCGTGCTTCTTGTTGGTGATGTGATCGAGCTCGGCCCACTCCATGACCCAGCTGCGGTGCAGCACCATCAGGTCGTCTTTCGAGCTGATGTCGCGGAGCGCATCGGAGAAGAATGGACCACCGAGCGCGCCCCAGAAGGAGGATTTGCGAGCGCCCTGATCACCCATCAGCACACAGGCGTAGTCGTGCTTGCAGCCAGGCTCGAAGATGCGGCGCACGGCACCGATCAGCGTCTTCTTGAGCATGTGGTCGTAGAGGGTCGGCTCTGGCAGCTGCGCATCAATAGGGCGCAGGTAGGTGGATGCGAGCCGATCGATGTAGGTGGGCTGCACCTCAGCGGCGACGTGGTCGAGGTAGAGCCGAACCGGGTCGTAAGGGTGCTCATGGGCCACCTGCAGGAGGCAGTCGAGCGACATCTCCTTGCCGGCCTTGTAGCCCATCTCTGCGAGCTGCAGGTAGAAGCGCTCGGCGCCTTCGGCGACCTTGCCGCGGATCTCGATCTGCTGGGTGAAGACGTTGTAGCGGAAGCGTGGTGAGCCGTCCTTGTCGGGTTGGCGGAGCATGTCGAGCAGCTCCTTGGCCTCGAGCTTGTGGGGCTTCTGGGGGACGGGCAGCGGAGCGTTCGGTTCGACTTTCGCCTTGCCGGGTGCTGGTGGTGACAACTGACGCTGCTTGGGCTGCCAGCCGTCGTGCTTGGCGAGGTTGCAGAGGTGGCAGATGTCGCGGTTGCCATCGGGCTTGAACGATCGCCAGTGGCGTTCACAGACGCCGGGCTCCCACTTGCTGGAATGCCGGGACCACGCATCCCAATCGGCGAGGAGATGATCGCCGACGCTCTGGAGGCATTGGCCGACTTCGATCCAGTCGTCGTAATCGTCAGCGCGGGAGGTGGAGAGCGCGTCGAGCCAGATGCGCGCCCAGTCTTCGTCGGTGCGATCGGACTGGCGCGGTGCTGGCGGAGGCAGCAGAGGGAGCGGATCGGGCTCCTGCTGCTGCGGGAGCATCTGCTCGATCAGGGCGAGCGGCGCATCAGCGAGGGGCAGATCACCGGGGCCGCGGCCCTTCAGCCAGCGATAGCCGGAGGTGATGGGGTGAGCACCGGCGACGACGGACTGACAGCCTGACCAGCGCAGCTCAAGCTGCTCGGGCTTGCCTTCTTCGTCGTGCTTGCCGGTCTTGAACTTCCGGGTGCGGATCGCATCCCAATAGTCAGGTGAGACGCGGTAGATGATCTGAAGCCGGCCATCGCGGCCTGAAGTGACGGCCCATGACTTGGGCAGGTCCCGCAGTGGGATGCCGAGATTTTCGAGGATCTCACCGGCTGAGATGCCGTCGTGATCGACGAAGAGCAGACCACCAGATTGCGGGCCGGCGATGACGCCGATGGCTACGGCACGGCCTGAGCGGATCTCAGCGGTGAGCTGCTGCTTAGTGAGCGGGTTCTTCTGCCACTCGGGCTGGTAGGGGCGCTTGCCGTGTCCAACGGCGACGAAGCCCCAATCGTCCGGGAGGAGAGCGAGCTGGTCGAGGAGAGACATCCATGGATCTCGCGGGCCGTCAGAGTTTGCCGGGAGGTTGGCAAGGTTGGCCACCATCTGTGACAATCCGCAGCGCGTCAGCGACGGACCGCGCCACCCCAGCGATGCCACCGGCCTGGAGCACGGCCTGCTGCCAGTGCCGCTGCGCGGGTGTGAGTCGCCCGGTTGGTGTCTTGATCTCGAGGGAGGTGAAGACGGCGATGCGCTGACCGACCATCTCGGGCGTGATCACGATGGTGCGCCAGCCGATGAGGTCTGCTGACCCGCGTGCGAGGCCGAACTGCACCAGGCGGCCGGTGCGGGGATCGGGGAGGCTGCCGACCTGATTGCGGAAGATGCGGAGCTCAGGCTGCGTGCCGAGCGCGAGGCGGATGCGCTGCTGGAGGTCGGTCTCGGCGTTGGCCACGATCATGCGCGCTGCTGCCGCGCAAAGTAGACGTGCTTCGCCCAGCCCACCGGGTTCTTCATGCCGCGTGCCTGGCCGATGTGGATGAGGTCCTGCAGGCTGCGCGCACGCTTGCGCTCCGCCACCCGCTGGCGCACGGCCTCGCGCTTGAGCTCCTTGAGCTCGCCGGCCACCTGCTTGACCTGCCGCGCTGGTGCTGGCGCACAGGCCGCACCGCAGACCGGGCACTGCGGCGCTGGTGCAAACGCAGCGAAGCACTGCTCACAGGTGCGCACCGATGGCGCTGCTGGGCCGGCTGAGCGGCTGCGCTTCAGCCGATCATCGAGCGACCAATCGTGAATGTCGTCGGGGAAGCCATGGCGGTGGACGTTACCGACGTGATCGAGGATCACGGCGTGCGGCTTGCCGGGTGCAGGGCGCAGCACGCGGCCCACCTGCTGTAGGTAGAGCCCAAGGCTGGCGGTGGGGCGCAGCAGGATCGCGGCTTCGGCATCTGGGCAGTCGAAGCCTTCCGAGACCACATCCACGGTGACCAGCAGCTGGATGGTTCCCGCGGCAAACTGACGCACCATGTCGTCACGCTCGGCGGTGGGTGTTCCACCGAGCATCACGGCAGCCGGGACTCCATCCCGGTTGAAGGCCGCGGCGACGGCGTGGGCGTGATTGGCAGAACAGCAGAAGGCGATGGCACGCTTGTGGTTGCAGAATCGTCGGTAGTGGGCGATCGCATCGCCGGTCACGGTGGGACGGTTCAGGCGCTCATCGAGCTGTTCTTGCTTATAATCTCCACCACGGATTTGCAGACCTGATAGATCTGCAGCTATTGGTGGCGCATATAGCCGAGCCGGTGATAAGTGCCCTTGTGATGTAAGGGTTGCAACGGACGGTCCTTTTACCAGATGATCAAACACCGCACCGAGGCCGCGGCCGTCCTGCCTGATGGGGGTCGCTGTGACGCCAAGCCGGAAGGCGTGCGGCCAGTGGCTGAGCACTGAGGCCCAGGTGCCGGCGACTGCGTGGTGCGCTTCATCAATGACGATCAGATCGGGCTGCCAGTGCTGGCGCTCGAGGCGCCGTGCGAGCGATTGCACGGAGGCGACTTGTACTGGCTCGTCTGAAGCCGGGAACCCAGCAGCGATGATCCCGTGCGGAACATCGGCCAGGCTGAGCTTCGCGCTGGCCTGCCGGATGAGCTCGCGCCGGTGAACGAGGATCAGCACGCGGCGGCCACGATCTACGGCGCCAGCGGTGATCGCTGAGAACATCACAGTCTTGCCAGCGCCGGTCGGGCAGACCAGCAGTGGAGCGCGCGCGCCTTGGCGGTAGGCGCAGCGTAGGTCGTGTATTGCGCGTGCTTGGTAGTCGCGGAGCGTGAGACTCATGGGACTTGACCTTGGACTGCGGGAAGGAATACCAAGGTCAGCGGCCGGATGCTAGCCGGCAGGAAGGGAAATACTTAGAACATCTGGGAGGCACCATGACAAGCGGAGAACAGGTGGTAAGTTGCGTGAGCTTCCGATACGGCCTGCCTATGGAGAACGCCGCCTACCACCGCCATCACGCGGTGAGTAAGAGCCACCTCGACCTGGTGGCGCGCAGCCCGCTGCACTACTGGGCGCGCTACGTGGATCCGAACCGCGTGGAGCCCGAGCCAACGCCCGCGATGCTGCTTGGCACAGCGCTCCACACCCACGTGCTTGAGCTCGAGGCATGGGATGAGCGCTACATCACGGCGCCCGATGGCGTGGATCGCCGCACCAAGGCCGGCAAGGAGATGTGGGCTGCATTCGAGGCGGAGGCCGAAGGCCGTGCGGTGATCAGCCGCGCCGATTGCGAGCTGGTGCAGGCGATGAGCCGTGCGGTGTACCGGCACCCGGCTGCTGCGCTGCTGCTGGGCATGGAGGGGATCGCGGAGAGCACCCACCTGTGGACGGATGAGGCCACCGGGCTCGAGTGCAAGTGCCGGCCCGATTGGCTGACGGCTGATGGCTCGATCGTGGTGGACGTGAAGACCACCGAAGATGCAAGCCCGGCCGGGTTCAGGAAGTCGATCAGCAGCTGGCGCTACCACGTGCAGGCCGCTTGGTATCTGCACGGGCTGGAGCAGGCCACCGGCACCCGGCCCGAGCAGTTCATCTTCGTGTGCGTCGAGAAGAAGGCACCGCACGCGGTGGCGGTCTACGCGGCCGATGCCGAGATGATCGCGGCCGGTGCAGAAGCAGCAGCGCGTGATCTCGACGTGCTGGCCACCTGCAAGCAGGCGAACGCATGGCCGAGCTACAGCGAGCAGATCGAGATCATCAGCCTGCCGGGATGGATGCGGCCGCGGCCGGATGGATCGCTGCCGGCTGCTGCACCCGAGATCGAGCTCTACTGATGCGGCTGCCCTACTCAGCCATCAGGGCACCAGCGGCTGCGCTGGGTGGCGCATGGTTCGTGAGCGAGCTGTGGCCGATCGAGTTCTGGCCGGCGGTAGCCGGCTGCCTGTTCTTCTATCTCACCCTCAGAGTCCAACCATGAGCGAGTCCACAGCATTGACCACGACTGGAGGCAGCGTGTTCTCCGGCATTCAGGCCTTCGAGGATGCACAGCGCATCGCGAAAGCGCTGGCCAGCAGCACGCTGATCCCGCCGCAGTTCCAAGGGCAGCAGGGGTTTGCGAACTGCTTGGTGGCGCTTGAGATCGCCGGCCGGATGCGGATGAGCCCGTTCCAGGTGATGCAGAACCTGCACATCATCCACGGCCGCCCGAGCTGGAGCAGTCAGTTCATCATCGGCCTGATCAACGGCTGCGGCCGCTTCAGCCCGCTGAAGTACGAAGTCACCGGCACCGGTGACGCGATGGCCTGCTTCTGCACGGCGACCGAGCTGGCGAGCGGTGCGGAGCTGAAAGGCCCGACTGTGACGATGGCGATGGCCAAGAAGGAAGGCTGGGCGACGAAGGCCGGCAGCAAGTGGCAGACCATGCCCGAGCTGATGATCCGGTATCGCGCCGCTGCGTTCTGGGGTCGGCTGTTCATCCCTGAGCTGCTGGTCGGCATCCACACCGAGGAGGAGGTGGTGGACGTGGAGCCGGTGCGCGTGAGCGAGGCCGAGCCTGCACCAGCGAAGGCGCGGCTGGAAGATCTGAACGCGAAGCTGCGCGAGCCTGCGCCAGTGGTGATCACCAAGGAGGTGCCCGATGACGAAATCTTCTGATCAACCGGGCTACCTGCAGCCCCGTGAGCTGGCAGCCAGGTGGCGCGGTGTCGTCACGCTGAGCACGCTCGACAACTGGCGCAGCCAGAACCGCGGCCCGAGGTTCGTGAAGATCGGAGGCCGTGTCCTGTATCCCGTCGCTGAGGTGGAGGCCTACGAGGCTCGAAACCTGCGCGGGATGCCCAACCACCCACCTACTCAACCGAGACCATGACCTTCAAGCTGAACCTGTCGATCTTCAAGTCCACCAAGCCCGAGAGCAAGGTGGACTTCAGCGGAATGCTGAACGTGAAGGTCGAGGAGCTCGACGCCTTCTGCGCGTTCGTGATGAGCCAGACGCCGGATCAGTACGGCAGCGTGCAGGTGCCGATCAGCGGCTGGAAGAAGACCAGCCAGAAAGGGCTGGCGTATGTGAGCGCTGTGGCGCAGCCGCCACGCGACTGGGTGCCGCCTGTGACTGCGCAGGCTGCTGCCCAGAGCTTGGCGGCCGCTACTGACGGCGTGGTGACCGAGATCGTGGAGGCCGATCTCTTCTAGGTCTGCATCAGCTCGAGCTCCAGGCGCGCGATCTCGTGCACCGCGGCCTGGAGCATCTCCTGCTGGTGGTAGCACTGCTTGAGAAGCTTTGCCGCGAGCGGGCCGGCCTGCGGGTGCTGCTCCAGCTGGCGGCATTGCTTCTCGATCTCGAACTGTTTCTCCGGTGGTATTGCAGCCACCATCCACTCACCGAAGTTCATCTGTCTGGGGCGTGTTGCCCCATGTTGCCCATGGAATGCCCTAAGTGCTCGAGCACAACGCTGCGTGTGCCGATCACGAACAATCGGCTGGCTGATCAGGTGGTGCGCCGGCGCCTGTGCGCTGAGTGCGGCCACAAGTGGTTCACGGTGGAGATGGCGGTGCCGGACTACGCGGTGGGCTGGAGCGTGGCGCACCTGCACAAGCCGGTGCTGCGCGTGCCGCTCGAGCTGAGCACCGGGCACACCAAGCTGCGGGTGGAGGCGGTGGAGGAAGGCGACCGCTGGCGACGTAACGGATTGTGACAGCGGCGGTGCGGCGTGCACGGTCTGCGGTGTATAGTGGTGACACGAGGGACGGGGATCCCTCGCAAAACAACCTCCCCCGCGGAACCGGGTACACGACGCGTCACCACGAGCCCAACACGCCCTAAGTAAGGCTGCACCGCCGGTTGGCCCGGCACACCTACCCACACCGCGCCATGCTCACCGCCACTCTCCTGGTGATCTGGAAGCTGCTCCTGCCGCTGCTGCTGGTGGTCGCCGTGATCGACTGGCTGACCGCCAGCGACGATCGCCGCATCCGCGTTCTGCACAGCACCGGTCTGAGCCAGCGTCAGATCGCCGACCGCCTCAACGTCACCCGCTACCGCGTCCGCAGGGCGCTTGCCGCATGATCAACCACATCAACAACGCCATCTGCTGTCTGATCGCCGCGAGCGTGTTCGCCATGATCGGCATCGAATCCGGCGCGCATCACGCACCCACCCACAGCGGCACGCAGCAGGTGGTGCGGCATGACTGACACCCAGCGCTTCTACTTCCAGATCAAGGCCGCCAACGTGCTGGAGTGCGTCACGGCCTCCAGCCTCACCGAGGCCAAGCTGATCGCCGCCGACACGTGGATCGAGTGGTGGTCGCAGATCGAGTGGATCACACCTGCACCAGAGACCGATGCCTGAGATCACCGGCGCCATGCTGCCGTTCGCATGGAGAGATGAGGAGCCCACCAGCCAGCACGGTGACGGCATCAGCCGGCCGCGGCCCAAGGCACGCACCAAGGAGTTCCGGCTGCTGGTGTACCCGCAGGGTGCGCGGCCGATGACGTGGATCACGCGGGCCGAATCGAAGAAGCACGCCATCCGCTACGCGCAGGCACGCTGGCCGGGCGCTGCGGTGGAGGTGGCATGATCCGCGCTGCCTTGACCGCTGCAGCACTGCTGCTGGCCAGCCCGGTGCACGCCCGGCAGGTGACTGCCACCGTCTACGACGGCTGGTATCACGGCCGTGCGATGGCGTGCGGCGGCACCTACCAGCACTGGGGCATCAGCGCCGCGCATCCATGGCTGCCATGCGGCACACCGGTGCGCGTCAGCCACCGCGGCCGCACGCTCACGGTGCGCGTCACCGATCGGTGCGACTGCGGCTCGATCGATCTCAGCGCCGGTGCT